TTTCCATCATCAGGTTTAGATACTGGGGCTTCCCATTGACAAGTTGTTTCATTTAAAACCCAAGATGAATAAGGTTTAGGTGGAATGAAAGCATCTTTTGATGCATCATAAGTGTATCCAATACCTGCATAATTTTTTCTAAAAGGTGTTCCCCCCTCTCTATGTTGATTTCCAATAGTATTATATGATGTACGTTTTACTGTACAACCATGAAAGTCACCATAAAGAGCTTCCCAATCATGTTCAGTATCAGTTTCATCTTTTCCTGAAATGACTTGAGTTACTACATTGTTAGAATCTAAAAGTGCATAATATGCCATATATGTTTACTCACTCAAAAGTTATTGTGCCTGTACCATTTGTAAAGGTATATACTTTATACCCTGATCTACTACTTGTTGATTTAGTAGAAGTTAATCCAGAGCCAATTGTAATATCATTAAAGCTATCTGGATAAGCAATAATTACAACTCCTTTACCACCTGAACCACTTACTACACTAGGTTGTGAAGTTCCTCCTCCACCTCCACCTAAATTAACTGTTCCATTATTTGAAGAACCTGCTGTGCTACCATTATTTACACCTGCACCACCACCACCAGAACCACCAGCAGCAGCATTATTATTATGATAACCACCACCTCCACCACCAGCATAAGTGACAGCAGAGCCAGTTATTGAAATACTACGTCCATTTCCACCAACACCTAAAGTAACTGTTCCAACTCCTGCATCAGTACCTGCTGTTAAAGCACCACCTCCACCTCCACCGTGTCCTGCTGTGTGATTATCTCCATCTCCACCATCAGTACCTTCAGCAGGAGAAAAACCTCCAGCATTACCAGTACCCCCTGGGTGAGGTCTTGAAGGGCCATGTGCTCCACCACCACCAGAGCCTCCAGGAGTTCCTCCTCCATCATTTCTACCTCCAGACATACCACCACCACCACCAGAACCTGTAAATGTAGCAAATACTGAATTTGATCCAGCACCCCCACTACTAGTTGTTCCAGAATATGCAGCACCACCGTGGTTTGCTGTTGCTCCTCCTGCACCTACTGTAACAGTATAAGCAGTACCAGCTTCAGGAACAAAATTACCTGATAGAGTTGAAGATCGAAGTCCTCCAGCACCTCCACCACCTGCATATGCAGAGCCACCACCACCTCCTCCAGCAACTACAAGAAACTCAATTTCATCTGGAATATTTGCTCCAGCAAATTGTGTAAGTAATAATTGATGTATGCCTGTCATTAAATATCCTCTATATTAAATATTACCTGTTAAAACAGCTAAACCTGCTGAATAACTAAATAATACATTAGCTACTCCATTAGCTGCTAATGTATATGATGCAGTTTTAGCTAGTTCTCCAGCTTTAATTGCATTAACTGCTGTACAAGCTATTGTAGCTGTACATCCATTTACACTAACTAAACTTATAATATCACCAACTCCAAATATACTTGCTGGAACAGTAACAACAACATTAGCTGAGTTTATGTTTACTTGATTACCAGCATCTGTAGCTTGTAATGTATATGCTCCAGATACATTTTGTGATGTTGGAATATCTCTTAAATTACCATCTCCATCTGATATAACACCTGTAGTTGTAAGAGTTCCATTAGAAGATACATTACCTGTTATATTAAATGTTCCTTTAACAGAAGCATTACCTGTTATATCTAGAGTACTTTTTCCAACTATACCTGAATCAACTGTAGCTACACCTCCAACATTTAATGTTCCTTGAACTGTAGCATCACCATCAAAAGTAGCTTTACCTGCTAGAGTAAACGTACCTCCACCAGACATATTGCCTGATACATCTAAAGTACCACTAGCTGAAACATTACCTAAAGAAGTTTCTCCTGCAACATCTAATGTAGTATTTGTAAGAATTGCACCTGCTGCACTTACAGATACTACTGAGTCTAATGTTTTAAAAGAAAGTGTAGCTGTACCTGCCTCAGATACTAACGTAGAGTCAGCACCCTTTGGTAAAAGCATTTGATTATCAACAGCAGCACTATGAGGTTGAGATGCAACTTTTTGACCGTGTGAATTACTTCTACAATTAAACTGTATTGTGCCATCTACAGAGTCACCACCTTTTACTTCTACAATATGTGATGTTGGATCTATTGTTAAATTACCAGCAGTATTTTTTATATCCCCATCTACAGCTAAAGTAGATTTAGCAGATACTGCTCCTGTAAATGAAGTAGCTCCTGTAACATCTAATGTACCACCTACTGAAGCATTACCACCAATATCAAGAGTAGACCTACCTGTAATACCTGCAGATACAAGAAGAGTAGATGCAGTAGATACTGCACCTTTAACAGTTAATGTTGAAGCTCCTGACATTGCACCAGTAGATGTTAATGTACCACCTACAGAAGCATTGCTACCTATATCAATAGTAGATCCAATTGTAGCTGAACTAAGTACTGATATAGTATCTGCTGACATATCATCAGTGTTTATAACACCATCAATATATAAGTCTTTCCATTCTTTTACAGATTTACCTAAATCAGTAGCACCATCTGATGCAGGAAATATTGCACCAGAATCAACTTCTACTTGTTGTGATGGGCCTAGTTTAGCTATAGGGCCACCTTCAGCAGCAGTACCATCATGTGTGTGACCATCTGTTGCAAATGCACTTACAATTGCATCAAATTCGCCATCAAAGTCAGACGCATTAATAACATTACCATCAGCAATATTATTACTTGAATCGTTTCTAGTGTATCCTGTTCCCATAATTTAATCCTTATTGTCTATCAAAAGTACCATATTCTAAAACTGCTGCATCAAGTGCAAATGGTGGGTTAGTATCATTAACAATAAAATTTAATCCCACAGTAAAACCTGATCCTATTGTTTGAGTAATAAACCTATTTAATAATTTACTTCCAAACTTTGCAGTTCCATATACTGTTGTTCCATTTCCATAAATACTTACAGTATCTGTTACATTTGAAAGAGTTATTGTTCCAGGTTGTATACTTCCTTTCTCATCAAAATCTAATTTTAAATTAAAATCTATACTCACACTACCTTGAGGATCAGTATATAAATTTAACTTATATATAGTTTTTCGTAATAGTGGATCATTTAATGGAACAAAAGGTGTTGAAAAAGTACTTTGTATATTTGCACCATCTAAACCATTACTACTTTCCATTTTATATACATACCCATTATCATTAGCAAATAATGCAGTTTCAGTTTGATTTCTTAAAGTACTGTCTGCTACAATTGCTTTAAATCCTCTTAACTCTGACCATCCAAAAAAACTTCCTTCTGTTCCTGCTAACTGTGTTCCAATAATTCCTTGTGAATTAATCTCAGTTGTATTTGAATTAAAGCCCAATAACCTATACTGTGATTTACTTTTAATTGTAATACTTGTAAAGGTATTATTATTTGTAATTAAATCTGTAACTTCTTTTTGTATATTTTTAGAAATTACTGCTAAATCAAAATCTCCAATTTTATCTGTAGAACTTAATGACCTCAATCCATCTTGTGCTAAAAATATTACATCTCCTGCCACCTCTTTAATTGTATCTGAATCTACACATCCAATATTAGTAGTTATAGGTTGCAAGTTAAAATCAGCAATAGTATTACCTAGCAATCTATCTATTTTATTTTCACTAAATATAATTAACTGCTCTCTAAAAGCTATAAGTCCTGTTATATTTATTCCTATACTTATACTTCC